AGATATCGCAGCGATTTATACTAATAAAGTTAGTATAGAGAATACATTCGATGACGGTTCTTTAGCGATTCCGATCAAAAAGATTGGTGAAGCTGAATATACTGGTTTAGTTTATAACCTAGAAGTAGAGGACGATAATTCTTATGTGACTTGTGGATTTTCGGCACATAACTGTGGGTTGCATGGAAAACCTGTATTTTCTCTCTTTGATCGTGGAGCTTTTGAGATTATTAATAACCCGGTTTATAAATTGGTTATTAATGGGTGGGAAATTTCTGAGAACATTGATGATTATATCACCCGTGCAAACTTAATCCCACAAATCCCAGACAAGTCTTATAAATGCATTATAGGGATTGACTTAGGTTATACGGAACCAACAGCAATTATTATTCTATATCAAGATGGCTACGGAAGAATTAAATTCCACGCTCGTATTACCCTAAATAAAGTATCCTACACCATTCAGGATCGGTTTATTGACCTTCTTGATTCTAAGTTTAAACCCTATATTATTGGTATAGATGAGGGTGGTGTTGGTAAGCCGGTTGTCCAAAGATTGAAAGAATCCTTAGACTATGCCCATAAGGATTATCATAAAAGACTGATACCGATCAATTTCTCTACTGCTATTGTTATGGGAACAAACTCAGATGGTGAGGAGATTAAAACTAAAACAAAACCCCTAGCTGTTTCAGTATTACAAGAATATGCTAATAACCATAAAGTTGTATTCTCTAGTACAGATTTTGAAATGGTTACAGAACTTGAAAGAATGACTTATTCTAAAACAGTAACTGGGGAAATTGTTTATAAAACGCTCACCGAGCGAGGAGGTAAGAAAGGCGAAGACCACTTCACAGCAGCCCTCCTATGTGCGATACTAGCCTACTATCTAGTCCATGAAACTATGGACTTCACAAAAAAGCGACAGAAGCTGATGAAAAGCTCTTGGTTCGCAGGATAACAAATTATGGAACGAACAGAAAAAAGTCAGTTAGCTAAGGCACAATATAGCTTCATGACGTCTCCCAGCTCTACTCCGTGGGGTCCTCAAGACATAGATAAAATGGATTCGGCTCCGCACAAAAACTACGGAGAGGTAGTAAAGGAGTGCAGGTTCTTTTACAGAAAAGATCCAATTGCTGGTACAGTTGTAGATAAACTAATTGAAATTGGTATTACGGATTTGGTCATCAGCAAGGGAAAACTTTCCCCGAATGAACTGAAAATCTTTACGGCTGTAAAGGATAAGCTACAAGAGTTTGCTGAGACCTGTGCTGTTGAATATCTTTTAACCGGTTTAGTTTATCCCGAAGTAAAATTTGCAAGCCTTCCAACCTCTGATTTCAGAGAATACGGGATTAAGAAGATGTCTACCATCTCCGTCCCTGTTTCTATGTGGGTCAGAGACTCTTCGACAATTAAAATCAATTCCCCAGAACAATCAGATATGCTGTCCTACTATCTAGTTGTTCCCGATAAGACCATCTTCTTTATTACAAATAAAGGTATGTATCCGGATGGTACTACAGATGTACCTTTGTACGAAAAATGGTTAAAATACTATCCAGTATTTGTAGCTGAGGTTCGTAAGGGAACTAAAGAATTCAAGCTAGAACCTGAATATACTGTATCTCGAAGAAAACCGCTGGCAGATAGTAGCTACCCAACGCCCTATCTCCATGCTGCACTTGAGAGTCTAAAACATAAACGAAACCTAAAAAGACTGGACTACTCCCTGGCAGCTAGGGCGATTGGTGCTATTCAGCAGTTCAAAGTTGGTAGTGATGATTTTCCAGTAACGGAAGACGAGTCGGAAACATTCCAGAGTCTGAAAGATCAGATGACCTATAGAAATTCTGGTGGACGCGATCTCGAGCGGATTTTCCAGTTGTTCACAAACCATACTGTAGAAATCAAGTGGGTCTATCCCCCATTGGAACCCATCCTAGATGATAAGAAATATATTGGTGTGAACGAAGATATTTTCTATTCTCTTGGATTTCCTCGGATTCTGACCACTGGCGAATCACAAAGATCTGGTACCTCAGAACCGGAATATGCTACTCTCTCTCCTGTAAAAACTATGAACAATATGCAGAGAAAGATTTTACAGATCATTAAAGATATTGTTAAAAGAATTGCTACCGAGAATAATCTTAGTGATTACCCGGAAGTTAGATTCAAACCCATTTCTCTGCATAGCTTTGTAAACTTCATCGAAGGTCTCCGTAATCTTTATGATACTGGAAACCTGAGCCGCTCGACCTATGTTGATGCTTTCGGTTATGTTTTCGAAGATGAAGCAAAACAACTGAGTGATGATAAAGATACCATGAAAAGTTACGGGTTGGATGATTTCGCACCGAAACCATACTCCAATCAACCCGGAGCACCTAAACAACCAGAAACGCCGCAAGATAAGCCAAAAACGGCTGAAAACACTAATAAAACGGCTGGAGTGAGCAATGAATAGAGCAATTTTTACCACAAAACAGCTAGAATTGGTACAATATAAACTAGAGGGAGAAGAGAGTACAGATGGCGAAGCTGTCGCCGCTCTGTCTTTGAATCCATCCTATATGTGGGCAAAGTTTATCCTCACGGATGACAAACCCAATGAAAACAAGCAACGGGTTCCTAAAGAGGAATTCGCCAATTTAATAAAGTCGGGTATCTTTGCACCTGTCAAGATGATGTTTGGACGGATCAATGAGACCCACGATGAGGCCCATCCTCTAGGTGTTATTACCCATCTTCGGGACATTGGGGATAAGATTGAAGGGATTGCCGCATTGTGGACTCGAGAACGAGAAGAGGACGTTGCCCTCATCAAAGATCTAGTTGAAACCGGACAATACCCGCAACTCTCTTGGGAAATCATGTTTGATAATTCCCAGACCGAGGAAGATGGAGTTGAGACTCTAAAAGATACTACCTTGCGTGGTATCACACTGGTTTCAATGCCAGCTTATGCAGGAAGAACTCCAATCTTTGCTGCGGCTTCGAAAAATTCTGCTGTGGAGGATATAAGAGTGGAAGAACTAGAACTTCTGAAGAAACAGCTAGAAGATACTAATGTAGGTCTAGCTGAAAAAGATGCGAAGGTTTCCGAACTCTCCGCCGCCCTGGAAGTAAAGGATAGTGAGTTGATCGAACTGCGTGAGTTTAAGGCCAGCGTTGTGAAAGAACGCGAAGAATCTGAAAAACTCGCTGCTATCAAAACTCGCTTTTCTGAAGCTGGTCTGAACAAAGACGAGAGCTTCTTCAGTGAGAAGAAATCACTGCTTTTAGGTCTGACGGAGGAAGCGTTGGATTTCATGGTACAAGAGATGATCTCCTTTGCGTCCGTAACCAAAGAAACAAAAGCGTCTACAAAAATCGAACTGCCTAATCTGAGTAATTTAGAAGATAATGCTCAGTATGACGATCCCAAAGCTTTGGGCCTGGCTCTTCGAGAAAAATACATCAAGTAAGAGGTAGAAACAATGGAAATTAATCATTTTGGTAACACTGTTCTTGGTGTTGTTCCTACTGCCGATGTGGTTGAAGGTCGCATGGTCGTACTGACCAGCCAAACTTTTAGCTACGATTTTGGTAGTCGCTCTGACCTGCCTGGTTGTAAGGTTCCGGCTACTGCCGCTGAATCTACCCGGGCTCGTTATTGCGTTACCTGGGCGCAGGACAATCGCCAGACCCCGATTTACCAGCCTGTTCCCTCCTATACCTATGCTTTACGCAATGGATGGGATCAGACTAGTAACGTTCCGTTTTCCGCGACTGTGTACCTCACCCAGCCCGGTCATCAGGAAGGCTTGACCATTCCAAGTGGTGTGCCTTCTCTGGCTTTTGGTGAGGGTATCTACACTGTACCGTCTGGTGCCTATGTTTATAGTGCTGAAGTGGAAATTCCTGGCAGCCCCCTGGCTGCTTGTAACACCGCCGAAGACGTTGCTGGTACCGAAGGTATGCTGAAGTATTCTTTAACCAATCCTGTTGCTGAAGTTTACCAGTACGAATCTGCGACTGGCAAGCTGACCTTCAAGATTTTACACTAATCGGAGGATTCCTCAATGGAAGACACTAAATTAAAGGAAGCTTTTGCAGCGGTTGCTAAGGATCGTAATAAACGGGATGCTTTGGCTGCAATTATCACTGAGTTCGTTCAGCCCAACCACATTGCGGTTGACTTTATGAGTATGCTGCTCGACTCTCGCTCTCTGCAACCCGGTGATAGCCTGGTTGTGAAGCAGCGCAAGGGTATGAAAGTTCGGACGCTTGTCCCCGGTTCCATCCATCTTGGTAGTGAGATTACCGTTACGGAACGTATGAACTATGTTCTGGACGGTGCTAATATCAAAGTTGGTTGGGGTGCTTGGGATATGGAATCCGGTGAAATTGGTACCCTGTCCGATATTCGTGGAGAAATGGCTGCGAAGATGCGTGATTATTTTATGAATAAGATTTTCACTGCTTTGACCACAGTCTGGACTGCTGCGAATACTCCTGACAACTTCACCCAGGTTGCTACCGCCGTCACCGCTACCGCCCTGGAAGATGCTATTGATAATATCAACCAGACCGCTGGCGGTGTGAAAGCCGTCGTTGGTATCCGTTCTCTGATGACCCCGATCACCAAGTTCGGTGCTTTCTGGGACAATGGCTCGGGTACTACGGTTGGCGTTGATGGTCAGTTGGCTGAAGTTGTGGCTCGCGGTTCTCTGGGTCGCTATTATGGTGCCCCCTTGATTGCTTTGAATCAGCAATGGGATAACCCTGAAGATCATAACACCCTGCTCCCCACGGATAAGATCCTGGTGATCGGTAACAATGTTGGTGACTTCATTACCTACGGTGATGTTCGCACCAAGATGTGGGATGATATGGCCCCCACTCCCCCGTACACTTGGCTGGAAATGTATCAGCAGTTCGGTCTGTTGATTTCGAAGGCTGAGGGTATTCACGTAATCAAGATTGTCTAAGGACTAAGTTGGGGGAGGGTTTAGGCCCTCCCCCACTAAAATTTTTCTTTGAAAGGATATGTAAATTAATGCAACAGGATATTATTGATTCAGTAGTTTTTTCGAAAATGCAGGTGAATGAACCCTATGCTAGTTACAAGAAAACCACTGTTGGCAAGGTTCATGTTATGGTAATCAACCCGTGGTCGAATAAACCTGAAGGACGTATTCTTAAGGGTGATCCTCGTAAACTCGAGGATGATATGATCGTTGATACCTGGTCAGAACAACAGGATACTTATTTTACTCGGATGAATCGGCAGCTTTTCAATATCGGTGCAATTATCAAATTCAACCGTCCAACCACGGTTCCTGAACGTAGCCCGAATGAGATGACTGACGCAGAAGTTGCAGAAGCCGTAAATTTCCAGTACCTGAAGCTGACCTCCCTGTTGAATAAGATCACCGCCGAAGCTACCGTAAAGCGTCTTCTGGATACAGCAGAAGCTGAAGGTAAATCAGCAAAAATGCAGAAAGCAATTGAAGCACGGCTTGCAGAGATCCAGCGAGCTGAGTTTGGTGAGTAATGCCAATTTCCGTAGCCACAAACTTAGATTACTTAATTGAAGATTTAAGGGTTCAGCTTGGTGATACCGATTCTACAGCGTATCGCTACTTAGATGAGTGGCTTAGAACGTCATTAGTTATGGGTGTTAAAGCCCTCCAACGGTGGTGGAATTATAAGTATCTGATTGACGATACTTATAATATTTATAGGAATCCTGGTGGGACCTATATTTTCCCTAACCCCCCTATTATCGAACCTGGTGATGAAAGACCCATTGTTTTAATGTCCTCAATTGTAACAAAAGAGGGTACATTACAAGGTAGTGCATGGACTGTTGGTAGCTGGAAGGACGCAGAGATTTCTTACTCTAATATTGAAGCATCAAAATTGCGTCAAGCCTCTTTGGCTAAGGACTGGGAAGAGTTAACCTCGATTCTAAAAATCCCACAGAAAAAGTTACTAAACAGTTA